TCTAAGTGAAGCTTTTTTTCCAACTGCTGACTGCTGCGCTCCATGCCTACATCGAACACATCAGGCTTCAAAGAGACAGGCACCTCGACGCTCTTGAAGATCGTCTTGATGCTCTGGCCGCTGCGGTTCTCCCGCTGACAAGCTGCGGCTGGAACGAGTTGCCAAACGCATCAAGCGCGAACGCGAGCGCCCTATACGATCCTCCGACAGTGACCCTTAAAGAGGGCCAACTCTACGAGTTCTGTGAGGGCAGTCTGGTGGGGCGCAAAGATCACAAATTCCATTCGGATTACAGTTACCGGAGGGCCGTGATTATCGGGGAGAAATGATAGACCCCCGATTCATAGATTCTCTGGTTGGCATGGGGGCTCCCACGCTGGGTCTCATTACAAGTATGCAGGAGCAGTTTGAATATTGGCTCCGTATTGGGTCACTACTTGTGGGCATCACGGTGGGACTTGTGTCCCTTTATCGCGTTTTAAAGAAATGAAGATCGGATTATGTGTGGGCCATAGCCGCTTGGGGGACCAAGGGGCTTACACGCATGGGGAATATGTTGTCAGCGAGTGGGACTTTAACCGCGACCTTGTGCGCCGCATCGGGCATGTACTAAGCAACAGTCATGGATGGGCTAGTGGCAATAACTACGTCATCTATGACAAATACCCCGCGCAGAGCTACACCGGAGCGATCAACTATATTGCCCGAACGATGCGCGAAGACGAGGTCACTGCGGCGATTGAGCTGCACTTTAATTCCGCCAGCCCGTCTGCCAAAGGCCATGAGTGGCTATACTGGCCCACAAGTGTTGGCGGGAAGCGGCTAGCCACGGCGCTACGCGATTCGATGGAAGAGTCCTACCCTGGCATGGCCTCCAGAGGGATTAAACCACGCGGCCCCCGCCAGCGCGGATCTGCGTATTTGAGAAAAACGCACTGCCCAGCGACGATTGCGGAGCCCTTTTTTGGGTCTAACGAAGCCGAATGGCGGATGATTAATGACAACCGCGATAAACTGGCCGGTGTCTATGCCCGTGCCCTCATCAAGTTTACTGGAGGATGAGTATCCCCAAGAGCATAACCATCGGTGGGGTTCGGGTCCGAATCCGGCTGGGAGATCTAGGGGATGATGATTGCTATGGGATGTATTCCCACAGAAGGAAGCTCATCACGATAGACAAGACCCTCAAGGGGAAAGACCTCCACGACACAATTAGGCACGAGATGCTCCATGCCTCTCTCGCCGTTTCTGGGCTCTCGTTCTCAGAGTCCTATGAGGAGGAATCAATAGTTCGGTGCATGGACGAGATCTATTTTCCAGCGTGGGAAAGATTCATTAAACGCTTTCAAGCGATTTGAGCAAATGCCCTAAGTAATCATAGATGAAGAAAAAACTGCCCCGTCAGTTCTCTAAAGAACGCGGGTGCAAATTTATTCAGTTCACCCCGAACTCTGAAAACGTAAAACAGGCATTCGAGCGAAGCCAGAAGCTCGGGGTTCTCCCGAACTCATTCACCAGAGGGGCGGGTCGGATGACGGGATTTCTTGGCGAAATCGCGTTTGAGACCCTTTATAACGACGCTAAGTATGTGGGGGGCCACGTAATTAGCCACGACTATCTGTTAGGAAACAAGAAGATTGATATTAAGGCCAAGACTTGTGGGGGGAAACCGCTGCCCCATTATATCGCCACGGTTAACTGTTCTAAGGCTTCTTCGCCTAAAGCAGGGTATTACTATTTCGTCCGTGTGCAAAAAGACCTGAGTTGTGCCTGGCTACTTGGCTGGGTCACTAAGGCTAAGTTACTCAAAGACGGGGAATACAAAAGGCGGGGAGATGAAGATGAGTGCGGCTTCAAATATAAAATGAACGGTTACCATTTGCCCATAAGCGCCCTACGAACTCCCCTGTCCTTGTGATGTGACTACGGCGGGAGTTATGTCGAATTGCTCTTCGATATTGATCGACCATACTTTCCCGCCCCCGTGCCCCGCTGATTTCACGGGCCTCACATTAAGGTTAGCCTTCCCCGATTCCTCTAGCGCGGACATGCCTCTCCTGACAAATTCCAAGTTGTTGGACATGCCGACGTTTCTACCATTGTTAAAGTCGTGCAGGGTGACTTGAAATTCAGTAAGGGTACCCACCCATTGCGTCATGCTCGCATTCAGTTGGCGGCATCTCTTGGAGAAGAATTCCACCAGTTCTGCCACGGACGATCTGCTGGAGTTGTCGTAGGCCGCAGAAGATACAGTTATGTCGATAAAACTCACAATCCCGAAGCGCCCGTAGGATTCAATTTCGTGCGGCACGACCCAGTCCAGCAACCATTTCCCGAAGTGGGGAAGTTCTTTCCAAATTGATTCCTCCAGTATCTTGTTTGAGGGAAATTTGCTGGTTGCGTCATCCCTCACCTTGAGCGCCATGAGCTTGTCCCTGTTGCTGCTGTCGAGCGCCGGAATAACCGATAGGCTATTTGCGTCCATGTTCAACGACATGATCACTCTTCCCGCCCACGGTATCGACAGGGCGTCCGCGTATTTTGCCATATATTCGATGCGCGGGTTCGCTACAGCCCGCTTGATCAACTCAGTAGCTTTGCGCTGGTCTTGGAACGAACTGGCGCTTGTTGTGTCATCAATTACCCAGGCGGCTACCCGCCCGAGGTCTTTGTTGAATTTAGTGTGCCCGCTGAGATAGTCAGAAGCGTCCGAGAATCCCCCGACCAGCCCAGAGATCACCCTGTTGGACAGGAGGCTCTTCCCCTTGTTGGTTGGCCCCACAAGGATCAATGCTTGGCCCTGCCGCGACTCGCGGTCGAGGACGGCCTCGTAGAATCTTTTCATCCACGCGAAAAAGTATTCAATTGTCGGGCGGGCGGTCGAATTGTCGAACAGTTGGTGAAGCCATTCGTGAAGGAACGGCCAGTTTTTTGGGTCGCCGTTCTCGGCGGGTTCGACCGGCTCAATGGTCGAGGTGTTCAGGATGCGGCTACCGCTGCATTCTACGATCCTTTCCTTGGAGAACACTACGGGGGCTATTTCATGTATCCGGTTCTGGTTGCTGATCACCAGCAACGCCGACTCGACTTCTGACAGCACGGCCCCCTTTTTCTGCTTGGGGTTGAACCCCATCTGTCGGAGTTCCAGCAGAATCTGATCTCTTGGTATTTGAACGGCGATGTTGTTCAACAGTTTGAAGAAGGTTTTCCCATTGAACCAGTATTCGTCGAGCAGGGTTCCCATCTTTTTCTGTTCGTAGTCAGACACAAAATCTGCCCCGAAAATATCCCGCCAACTGGCAAACCCTTTACCGGCACGGTCGCTGTAGCAGATCATCCCATCTTCAGCTACCTGACACCCCTCTCTGTTGACCCCGTCGTCTACCCAGAATAATGGGCCACGATTCCCGACCTCGAACTCCCCTGTCCAGCGGTGCCCGTATTTTTCTCTAACCTTCTCGGCTACTACTTCGATTGGGATGGCTGTGTCGTTAGACTGCGGGGGGCAGACAGCCGCGGCTTTTAGCAGCGCGGTCTGCACGGGTGCATTCGGTAACTTGCCTCCTGTCTGGTGCCAGTCGGACCCCAGCTCAAAATACTGGGCCGCGTTTAGCGAGGTTGAGTCAAACCCTGCGAAGACTTTGTGTATGTTGAGCGTGTTCTTTAGTTCCTTGAAGAAGGCCGAGAACATATCCGGCGCTATCGGAACAGAGTTTTCAAATTCCCAAACTAGCCGGATATACCCCGAGTAGGTCTTGGATCTCCAAGTTGGGGGGTTGTCTTTGCAAACAGTCCCTATTTTTAGGTCTACTAAGTTCCAGTCAACGGGGGCGTCGTAGTCGGCTACGATTCCATGTACGCGATTGATGGGGTTCTCTGATGAGATTCTTTTTGACGGGGCGCGTCCTTCTGCTGTTGAGTAGAAAATGTGGTCCGTCTTGGCCTCGGCGCACCAAGCGCGGTAACTCGCCTTGGATTTAAAAGCGGGAACTACCTTGGTTGATTTTGACAGGCCCGACGATTTGTGGGCCGAAGAGTCGCGCAGGTTTTTAATATATCTATATGTCACTTGGTGTATCTCGTTAATATTGCCCCTTCTGCATCAAGGGGGATGTCTGGTATCCATTGCGGCGGCGTTGACATAATCTTGAGGAGGTCACTAAGGGCTTGGTCGGCCTCATCTTTGTTCGCCTCGACAACAATTTCGTCGTGAACGTGCATGATTATCTTGTGCCCCGCCCTCGCCACTCTGACAAGCATATCGCTGAAAATGTCACGGGCCAGAGCCTGGGAAGCGTTTTCGGCCACGAACCCGCCCCATAACTTAATGGGAACCATTTTAGCTCCCTTGGGAAAGTGTGCCATATACTGTAATCGGCCTTCGCCTTCTTCCATCTTGTCCGTTTTGATCAGCCCGTAGTCCAGTATTCTTCCGCTCGGGAGATCTACGGTGAATGGGGTCGGAATCCTTTGTTGCGTCAAGTTATACGCCCCGCTTATGTCTATGTTATACTTCCGCCACAGTTTTGTGACAGACTCCATTGTGCTCCGGTACAGATCCACGGCATCGTCCGCATCCTTTTGATCCATGCCTGACATTTCAGCAAATCGTTTTTTACCTGCCCCGTACCCACAACCAAGAACCATAGCCTTAACTTTATGCCGGAGTTTGGGGTCTTGTTTGAGTTCCCCCTGTTCGGTTTTCCAGCGACCAAATCGAATCGCAAAGGCTTCGTAGATGTCATTGCATTTTTCGATTTCATCCAACATCGCCCAGTCTCCGGCTAGCCAGCAGAGTGTCCGCACTTCGATTTGACTCAGGTCGGCCACTACGAGCCGTTTGTCGGGGGCTGTTGATATTAAGTGGCGCAGGTTGATTCCGAACATCTCGTCCCGCGGCAGGTTCTGGAGGTTGAGATTGCCCCCCGATCCGCTGAAGCGTCCCGTGTGCGCCCCAAAATACATAAAGCCTCCGTAGTATCTACCATCTGGCATGGTGGCTACGTCAAAACTCTCCACTTTCTTTTTGAGTGCGTTGATTCTACGCCAGTTCTGTGTCGCCGCGATCCAGTCGTGCTTCTGGCTGTTGTAATCCATCCACTTCTTGCTCTCTGGATTGGTCTTCGCCAAACTCGCAGGCGGCTCCAGTCCGGCTTTCTGGCATTCCTCGTCGAATGCGGCACGACTCAGAAGGGGCTTGCTTCCAAGCCACGGGATATTGGATTCGGCCTCAAATAATTTCTCGTTGATTATCTCCAGTTGCTTTTTCAGCAGCCCTGTATCAATGGGGATGCCTCCCTGACAGATCCTCCTGTTCAGGGTGCTGATTATTCTTTCCTCCTCCGGCCAGCGGTCACTAAATTCTTCCCACAGTCGGAGACACAGCTCGGAGTCTTTGATCGCATAAGCACTGACCTCGGCTCTGAACTCGTCGGTCATCGACTCCCACTTCTTCCCGCTCATGTTGTCGCGGGTGGACTTGTCGATTTCTAATCCAAAAGCTGTAGAAGTCGCTCCTTTGAGCGAGCGAGGAATCCTGACATACGCTGCCAGATCCGCTGTACAATGCCAGGCTGCGGGGTCGATCCGCGGCCACCACGATTGGGTCGCGCCATATAGATATAAGGTTTCATCGAATGCTGCGTTGTGGCTCAGGGCCGTGTTTCCAATAAGTAGATCCCAGTTAAATTCCTTTGGGTGACCGACGAATTCAGTTCCGTCAGTCCCTTTTACGGTGAGTAGGTAGGCATCAAATTCGGGGTGGGAGAAGTAGCCCAGTGGGCCGAGCGTTCTGATACTGCAACGCTTGTCGTAGTAAGTTTCGTAGTCGAGGGCGTAGATTTCCATGACTGTCTAAGAAGAAGCCCCCCACTGGGAAGTTGAACCAAAACCAGTGGGGGGCTTTAAGTGCCGCCGCTTTTATGTGGTTACGGCGAGGGCGATGCTTTAACCAGAATGACTAGAGTGAAACTCTAACCACCCCGCCACATTACCCGAGTGATTACTCCGTGTCTATTGCCGCCGCGATTGGCTCCGCTCCGTCCACCAACAACGAGAGCTTCAGTTGGCTCTTGTCGTCTTTTGGGAGTTCAACGTCGATAGCCGAAGCCAATGCTGCCCGTACGTGGCGAAGAGATATCATCTGAATTTCCAGTTGCTTAATCTTCTCCTCCAGTTCAGCGATCAATGCACTGAGCATATTGATCTCGTCCTGAATGACCTCTTGGTCAAAAGTGCCTTCCATTATCGTAAGAAGTTGGCGGTGAAATTCTGGACTGCCTCGGGGGATTCCTTCGTAGTGATCGACAGGCTGGGAGCATACCAGGAATATTTCCCTCTTTGGATGATGGATGAACTGAACGTCCAGATCCGAGAAGGAAGAGGGACATCAGGGTTGAGGAGCGAGAACGTGGCAAGCCTCTTGAAGGTCTGCCTGTAGCCATCCTTGGCTACATTGATCTTGCCCAGAGCATACTGCTTGTCTCCGACCATAAACGGGTAGGCTACGTCCGAGTCACTGTCCTCGGGTTTGAAGAACATCAGGATGATATCCGCGAACTCCAGCATATTCCACTTGGAGTCCTTGTTGATCTCATCCCGCTCCTCCTTGGTGTGGGCGATCTGGGATGTTTCGTCCTCATCGAACGGGATATCTTCCCGCCATGCTTTCATCACGCTGACGGGGACGCAGGATACTTTCTGCTCCGGCTCCGCGATGATGTGTTGTTTGTCCAAAACAGCCGTCCCGAACGG